ACCCGCCGTTCTCTCAAACCGAGACAAAAGATTGGATTATCCTGCAGATTTTGACGTTGATCTTGCTCGCAAGACCGATCGTCAAGCCACCTGGTTCAAAAGCAAATCAGAAGTGAACAGTGCTGTTGACGCCATCATTGATGAATTCTCCGCACTTCCCATCAAACTCATTCCTCGCCTCCTCACTCTCGATGAAGCGATCAATGGGGTTGATGGACCCCCTTTTATGGCTGATACTGGTCTTGAAATGAGGAACTCTCCTGGCTACCCTTGGAACAAAAGATCCAATGGCAAAGGAAAGTATCCCTTCTTTCAGGAACGTCCTCCCGTTGAGGGCGAGCGTTTAAAGTATGATATGAAAGATCCTACTTTAATCGCCCGCGTCGACGAGAGAATGTCTTTGGCTATGAAAGGAAGGATTCCAGATGACTCCATCTGGTTGGATTGCATGAAGGATGAACTCCGTCCGGAAGCTAAATGTGCTTCCGGTTCGACTCGCATTATCAATGCTCCTCCTTTGGACTTGATGATTGCGACGAATGTGCTTTTCGGCGCATTTCGAATTCACTTCATGGATCCCGACCTTGTTGGGGTTCCTCTGGAATCAGCTCTTGGGATCGACCCGAGAGTGACATGGCCTGACCTTGGTATTCTCTATCGCCAAGCTATGTCACTCTTCGGGGTCGATTTCAGCAAGTTTGACTCTTCGCAACTTGCTGAATTTTATCAACAAATTGCGAAGATAATCAATGCCTGGTACACAATGTTCCAGGAAGACAAAACACACCTCGCCCAAGAATGCTTGGCTAGAGAGACATTGGCTTTTGAAATTGGCCACACACTCCATCTTTTTGGAGCCACTCTCTACACTGATGATCATGGACTTCCCTCGGGAGTGCCTGGTGGGTTCACAACAATCTTCAATATTTTGGTTAACATGATTTTGGCTCGGATTACTTTTATCCGTACCGGACTTCATGTCTCGACATACCGCGTTCACACAAGAAATATTTTCTTGGGTGACGACGGTCTCCACGCTGTGATGAAGAGCGCTGACCCGAAAGTTAATGAGGCATTGTTAAAGTACAATCGGATTGAGCTGGCTAAAGTTGCCAACGAGATCGGGATGACTGTGACAATGCCTGACAAAGTTTCGGCACTGACCCCATTCGACACCTTCGAGGAAATCACATTCCTCAAATCAAGCTTCATAGACGAAGTGATCCCGGGTTTTTATCTCCCGGGGATGGACAAGAAGACCATCGGAAATCTTCTAAATTGGTATAGACCCCGCAAGAATCCCGATCAATTCAGAACGAATGTTCAAGAGGCCTTGAAATTCGCTGCTCCTCACGGAAAAGCTTATTACAATTCTCTTGTGGACGATCTGAAGAACAACGGAAAAATGCAGGTTCTATACCCCAACGCCGAACTCCAAACTTTGCTTCAACCCTTTGAAGCTACTTTCTATTCGACTTACCTTCCCTTCGGACTGGATGCGCCTGAAATGACGCCCATGTTCGATTTCAACTTCGAGACTAATGCTTGAGGACTGAGATATGCGCAACGAATGCCGACGACGGTTCAAGCCCGGCCATATCGATGATATCCTTTAGCATCTCAAAACCCAAAAATACACAGAAATTCACGCCTTTCTAACAGCGACGTGAC